TCTAACGATGACATCGTAAACTGGGGTGCTAAGCTTGGTGCTAAGTTCACATTCTAAATAAGACTGAGACATCATTCGTGCGGTCTCTACAAAAGTCGGAACTTCAAGACCTCTGCTTTGCAGGGGTCTTTTTTTATGATACAATATCACCATGAAAAAAACAGAAGACATAGTAATGCATCCACTCTGGTTTATGCCAGTGATGCTTATGCTTGCGGTAGTAATGATACAAACTCTTCATACCCTCACTCACTGGCGTATGGAGATGGATGCTGATGCGTATTGTAAAAATAATGCTGAATGGGTAGACTCGAATGAAAATACAAATGATTGGTAGTAACCGTAACACTTTATATAAGTTTACATTAGACATAATAATGGGGGTTATAAGACCTCCTTTTTACTGTTCGGAGATCCGAATGTAAAGAAACTTTACAAAGTTTTATATTTGCTATATAATTATGTTACGTTTCTTTACAAAGGATTAAATGACTTCATCAACTTCAAAGTATACCGTTACTGAATATGGCAAGCAGAATATATTTGCTGCTGAAGCACAACCTTGGATTGATGAGAATGAATCCTATGAAGGTTATGCTCTTAACGCTGAGAAAACTAATGGTCGTTGGGCCATGATTGGTTTCGTAGCATTTATAGGTGCTTATGTTACAACTGGACAAATGATTCCAGGTGTATTCTAATGACATCTATTCCAACATATGATTTTCCACAATCTCCAATCCTTCTTCTAGGATTTGCTGGTATTGCTGTTGCTCTGTTCACTCTTTATACAGTTAACAAAGCATATTACAATTCACCATTCAGAGGTTGATATGAAAGTCATGATTCAAACCCTATTACTAGGTACAATTGCAATAGCAGTTGTTTATTCCCCCACCATCGCATACGTCTAATGACTACTTCAAAAACTAAAAGTTATTGGAAGGAAGCAGAGCAAACTAATGGTCGCTTGGCGATGATGGGTTTCTTTGCACTCGTAGTTAACTACGGTTTTACTGGTTGGATTATACCAGGCATCTTTTGACCTAAAGGTCTTTACACCACTCGCAATAGCGAGTCACTTTTAACCCTCAATCCAAAAAGGAGAAAAAAACAATGACACCAGAAGCAGAAAAGTTTAATGGCTGGATGGCAATGCTAGGATTCGTAGCAGCATTCGGTGCTTATGCAACAACAGGACAAATCATTCCAGGTATTTTCTAATGAACAACAAACAAATCTTTTTAAGAGCAAACGGAAGAGCAGCAATGATTGGCTTCCTTGTACTCTGTGCATCATATGCAACAACTGGCAACCTTATTCCTGGTATTATCTAATGACAAATTCAACAAAGAAAACTGAAGACAAAGTAGATTTCTCTATTGCAGAGAAATGGAATGGCATCTTTGCCATCGCTGGATGTGGAGCACTCATCGTGTCTTACTCACTATCAGGTCAAATCATTCCTGGTTTCGTATAATGAGGCATCCAGTACCCCTAAAGGTAGTACCATATATCTTTATGGTAGCAGCAAGTATCAGTACCTTTACTGGGGTACTGGTATGACCTGTACATTATTCACAATCAAGAGATCTACTCTTGTAAAACTACTCATGGTAATAAACTTACCTTGGTTAGCAGTTTCTGCTACAGCAGCATCTCTGGTTGGTACAATTACCTAACCAAATTCTTTACAAAACTAAATAATTACTCGTAACTTTTTATAAGGAAAATACATGGGCGACTTTATAGCCGCAACAGACAGCATAACCCCACTAACAGCAATCCTATGGTGTTTCTATCCAATAGGTATTTTAGTGGGGATTGAATTACTTCTTCGTGCTATCAATGATGATGACGATGATCAAGATGGTGGCAAGGGAATCAGGGTCAGTCAAATGGAACCTGCCTACGCACCATCAGGGGCATGATGGATTGGCATCACCCATACTGGAGATTCGCTGAACGATGGAATGGTCGTTTAGCAATGGTCGGTATAATAGGTGTCACTATCATCTTGACAACAAGGTAAAAATACCTATATAATACAGAGAGTATTTTTACCTATCATGCCACAAGTTATTTTCATCAGTTTATTAGGTGTATATCTATATTTCGGAACTTCACTCAATTCGTTTTTCTACACGTAAAAAATGATTCCACTTGCAGTTTTATTAACTTCACTCCCACCAGGCTCTAGAGATCTTGTAGAGTTTGGATTTTTTGTTTGTGTTGGTATTACAGCAGGGTCTTTAGGTTTAATATAACATATTGACAAGTAGTATAATTGTAATATAATAAGAAGACATTCTTCAGAACAATGCCCAACAACAACACTTACGATCAGACTGATACCAGAGTTAATGGTACTACTGAAAAAGAGTTTGATGAGTTGGGAAAAGAATTAACAGAAGAAAAATTTAAAGCAATATATCAATGTGCTCATGAGTGGTGTGAGAAACAATATACCACTAATGGGCTTGCAAATTATTTTAAAGCATACTATACTGGTAATAGTTTAAATAAATAAATTGAATTAGAACAATGCAAAAACTAATCAATGTACTTGCTCTTGCGTCTACTGCTGTATCTGTTGCCGTTGTTGGCACTGGTGCTTACGTTTACGTTAATAAGGACGCAATAATTGAAAGTGTTACTGAGAAAGCACTTGGTAGTCTTGGTGGTGGTTTAGGAGGATCACTTCCTGTAGGAACACCTGATCTTGCAGCTCCCTCTGACTCTGCTTCATCACTACCTGTTGCTCCAATCAAATTTTAAATACTAAGGGTGCTATATAGAGATAGTCACCCTTATTTTTTATGCCTGAAGTAGTAATCGACAGGAAAGAAGAAAAAAAAGAAGAGAAGAAAAAAGGTCTCTTCGCTAAAGCAAAGGATGCAATTCTTCCAGATCCTGAAGAACAAGCAGCGATCATTAGTACATTTGTTCGCATTACCGTTCTTGCCTGGAGCGGTGGGATCCTGACTTTGAACTATGTTGCCATACCAGGTGTACCACAACAGAAAATTGATCCAACTTTCATAGCTTCAGTTTTTACTGGGGTTTTAGCTAGCTTCGGAATTCAGACCGCTTCTAAGAAAGGAGACGGCACCATGAAGATGAATGGTAATGGTAACGGTAGCAATGGTGGTCCTCCTCCTGCTACAGCAAAAGATATTGAGGCTATCTTAGCAAAGGCTGGTCCTACTCAGACAATACGTATTGAGCAAGCACCTCTTAAGATTACTACAGATACAAAACCTGAAGAACCATATAAGATGTAAGTATTGAACACAACACAGTGTCTTTGAGTCCACACAGTAATAAGCAAAAATTACTATAGTGTGCTATAAATATTGACAGTATGGGATTGAAAGAATCATGCCCCTGACTCAACAAAGACATTACACAGTCGGTTATCACGATAATCAACATCATCATTATGAGATATGTGAGTATGCGATGAGTGCATACGATGCAATACAAAACAGTAAAGAGGATGTCCCTTCATTAAAGGAGCATCCTCATTTTATTGACTACTGCTGTAGTGAAGAGGTAAATAATATCTCTCGTCTCATGGCATCTGGTATACCAATGGGACATTAGATATGACAAAAAATAAACATGAGATTATGTGGTGGATGAGTAGACTAACTATTATGGGAACATCTTTATCATTAGCAACTTGGCTTGCTGCACAAGCATATGTCTGAAGTACAGAATGATGGATTTGCTGGTGCAAAGACATACATAGATGAACAGGGATGGAGGCAGAGAGCACCTGTCTCTGATAGAGAATGTATTCGACAATCTTTATATAACTCTATTGATCTTGCGGGTCTTGACAAAGAACAGGTAAAGAGATTATATTTAAAATACGGTGGACAAAAGTTATTATGAATTATAAGGATGCAGGAGTTGACATTGAAGCAGGAAGAGCATTCGTAGACCACATTAAATCAACTGTAAAATCCACTCATCGATCTGAAGTCGTGGGTGGATTTGGTGGTTTTAATGGTCAAATTAAAATTCCTGAAGGATATAAAACACCAATACTAGTTTCTGGAACAGATGGTGTAGGAACTAAAATGAATATGGCAACTATAGCACATGATCCATCAGCATACTTTGTGCTTGGAATTGATCTTGTTGCTATGTGTGTCAATGATGTGATTACATCTGGTGCAGAACCATTATTCTTTTTAGATTATATCTCTTGCCCTAAACTTGATCATCTTCAATTAGAACAATTAGTTTCTGGTATTGCACATGGGTGTAAGATGTCTGGTTGTGCATTACTTGGTGGAGAGACTGCTGAACATGGTAGATTTTCTAAAGGATATGACCTTGCTGGATTTTGTGTAGGTGTTGTAGAAGAATCATTGATGGTTGATGGAAGAGGAATGAAACCTGGTGATCAGATTATTGGTATAGCAAGTAGTGGACTGCATAGTAATGGA